ACTCAGATGCTGTGATGGTAACTCCGGTGGCAGCATTTTCGTAATAATCATCATTGAAGGAAAAAGTTGTACCTGACACAATGGTTAGGGTACCAGTTCTGATAGTTGAGCCGCGAGTTATAGTGTAGTCTACTCGGAACGCTGGCAGCAGTGATGACGCAGTTCTTACCAAGTTCACAGTGGTGTTGTTGGTCAAGGTGTCAGTCACGCCAACACCGCGACGGTATCCACCCAAGGTCAGTTCGCCACCAGGGTTAACATCCAAGCTGCCAAGATTGAAGTACTCAACTCCTTGGCTGGACTGGCTGAGACTCATGCTGGTGCCGCCAGCAAAATCAATTCTAGGATAAGTTTCGCTCTGATCGTTGTTGCGTTCAAACATGTCAGCTACACTGACATTGTTGCCATCCAACACAATCACTGGAGCGCTGGGCACTGTGTTGCCGTTGAATTCGTTGCCCACGTCCAAGAATATGTTGTAGCCAGTGACATTGAGACTTACACCGTTAAACTCAATGCCTTCGGCATAGATCTTGTCAAACAAGTTCTGAGTAATTCTCACTCCTTCAGCACCGTTGCCGGTGCCAGGCTCAAAGTAAAAACCTTGATAGAGGTCACTGAAATAACTGTTGGCAATACTACTGCTGACAATGTCCTGATCAGTGTTGGAAATGTAAGTAAATCCACGCACACGGCAATTGTTCCAGTTAATTTGTCGGCAAGTCAAGCTACTAGTGCTGGCCCAGTCAATGGCACGTGTGTTGGCCGATGTAGGGTTGGCAGTAATGTCACTCTGGGACAAAGGCCCTTCTATCGTGACTTCGTTGAAATAGCATGACTCTGCATTTTGCACCAAGAACCCATTGTTGTATCGGTTGGTCACAAATGCAATACCAGAGATTTCAATGTTTTGTGGTGGTGTGGCACCATTGGTGGCAATGTTCACACCAGTTTGTTGCAGGCTGTCTGCGGTTCTGGCAATGTAGGAAGGCAGTGACTCTGGGGTCCAATACACAGTGTTGGTAACCAACACACCAATGGGCACTTCGCCATTGCTGCGATAGTAGCTGCCGCTGCTTTCAACCAACACACCGGCTGCATACACCACAGCTGATGTGTGTGGTTGTACGTTGAACGAAATAATTGTGCTTTCAGCGCCTTCACCATAGAGACAGGCATAGGGCGGAATATCTAGAGTGTCGGTGATGATGTACAGACCAGCTGGAAAAAATATGCTGCGACGGATTTGTGGATTAACTTCACGACAGTAGATCTGGTACAGTGCACGATTGATCATGGCCGTGACGTCGGTTGCGCCATCACCTGTGGCTCCAAAATCAGTTATGATTGCATTGCTGTCCAGTCTGGCTTGCAGGCTTTGGCTCACTGGTGTAGACTGTGTGGCTCCAGTCTGTACTGTGTAACCAGCAGCTTCGCCTTCATAAGTGTAGGCAGTGGTAAAGCTGAGAATGTCAGAATATTCGGTCAACACTTCGGTGTTGCCTACTACTGGAGCACCATCCTCCAAGGTACCGTTACCAATGAACAATCTACGTTCATCTACGGCCCAACCCAGTTCAGCACCGGCCAGGGGATTGGGTAGGTCTGACAGCAGACCTTTGCGTTGTGTGATTCGAGAAACTTGTACAATAGCCACAGTGATAGTCCTTGGATTCTATCACATATTTAGCTAACCAGGTAGTACAGCTCTACACGCTTCATCCACTCGTTGCTCCAGTAAGCAAACTCATCGCCCTCGATCACAAATTCTAAATATTGGGGTTTATCATAGGTACCGTCAGGCAGTAGCTTGGGCTGTACAGACATCAAAATAACACCGCAATCAATGTCGGTGCCGTGTGTTTCGTTGTGCGCGGCTGCATAGGCTGCAAGCTGAATAAAGTAGTCCGATATGTATTCTCGTTTTTTGACTTTGTTGCTTTGTTTGAAGTCCATGATAGCTGGACGACCTTTCCACAACCCCAAACAGTCTGTGGTACCCGCATACAGCCCCGAATAGTACACCGGAACTTCAGTACCCCAGTATTCTGTGACATTGGGCTGTAGTCCTTGCAAAATGACCTCGGCTGCCATGAACCACGACGGATGTGCAAAAGGATTAGATGGCAAAGGCTTGAGCTCATCTTGAAGAATATACTGCTCAAGATAGGCATGCATTCTTGTGCCGCGATTTGCGGCTTCAGTAGTGATTTGCTGTGCTCGTTGTTCGCCCACAGCTCGTTTCCAATTGGCCAAGGCTTCACGTGCTTCTGCAGGTTTTGTGCGATCAAGAATTGTTGTAACCGAGGGCACTTTGCTGCCGTTGGGCAAACAATAGTGGCGCTTGCCCTCTACAGTGGTTCTACTGAGAGGGACATAATTGTATCGTTGAACTATCATTAAACTCTAAAACTTTCTCCGCAACCGCAGCGGTCACGTTCGTTGGGATTGATGAATTCAAAGCCTTCATTGAGACCTTGGCGGACCCAGTCCACAGTGAGACCTTTGAGATATACTTCGTGGCGTTGATCAATCAATACCACAAAATTGTGTTGTGCATAGTTGGTAACACCAATCTCAGACTCATAGTCTTTGACATATTCTAGCACATAGGCCAAGCCTGAACAACCTGTGGTCTTGACTCCAATCCTAATGCCTGCATGGCCGCGAGTCTTGACAAGATGAGAAATTTTGCTTGCTGCCTGCTCAGTGATTGATATCATGACGTTTACGATAATCTTCCACGGCAGCTTTGATGGCATCTTCAGCCAAGATTGAACAGTGAATTTTCACCGGTGGTAGAGCTAGTTCTTGGGCAATGTCGGTGTTTCGGATTGTGGAGGCTTGGTCAAGGGTTTTGCCTTTGACCCATTCTGTAACAAGGCTGCTTGACGCAATTGCTGAGCCGCAGCCATACGTTTTGAAGCGAGCATCTGTAATAATACCTGTATCATCATCTACCTTGATTTGCAATTTCATTACGTCACCACAGGCCGGTGCCCCCACCATGCCGGTACCCACGTTGGTATCGTTTTTGTCAAACGAACCCACGTTGCGTGGATTTTCATAATGATCGATTACTTGGTCAGAATAGGCCATATTTCCTCAATTATAGCAAAACTACAGCCCAGTGTCAAGCCGTGATTACTTGTTCATACCGCGCTTCATGGCCGATTTGGCTGCTTTGGCTACGACGTCTTGTGCCTTGTTCACAGGCATGGATACATCGTCAGGGGCAGCACCTTTGAACTTGATGGGTTCAGTACTGCCTGGTTCCAGGGGTTCTAAAACATTACTGAGTGGTTCTTGATTTACAATGGTATCTAGATTTTGTTTGTTGACTGGAATGTCAAGACTCTGTGCTAGATTCACAAATGCATCTTGACTGATTTGTTTTTGAGCATTGGTATCAGCTGCACGGCCGGACAGAAATTCTGCCAAGCCCAGAAGTTGAGCAGGGTCTGGTGTCGGTCCCAGACTGGCCACTTCAGTGATACGCATTTTATCTACGCTCGCGACCCAGTGATGCAGCCGGAGCTTCATCACCGTCTATATCGGCGGCTGCATCGGCAGCGGCTGCATCCAAGTCATCACCAGCGGCCATGTCAACATCAGCATCAATGTCAGCTGCTAGGTCGTCGCCCACGGCTGCACCAGCATCAGCGCCCATGCCTGGCAAGTCAGGAGTGGCCATTTGTTGACCAGTCACCACACCCAAGGCAGCATCCAGCTGTTGTTTGGCGCCTTGAATGTTTTGCAACAATCCACTCAAGGCTGCCGAAGCGTCAGCGTTGAATTGAGTGGCTTGATCAATACCTACTTGATTCTTGATTGAGTCTACCAAAGCTGGCAGTTCTTTGAATTGTAGTTCTGACACGTCTTCCAACATGCCTTGCATTTTGTCTACCATGTCTTGTGCAGCCAACACCACTTGAGCCTGTTGCACTTCGCTTTCTTTGAGCATGCGATAGGCATTGCGCAGTTTGCTTTCGGCCTTCATCAAAGCAGCACCGGCCACAAGTTTTTGTTCTTCAGGATTCAAGGCTTGACCAGCAGCAGATTTCTTCAGTGCAGCAGACAACTTGGGATCCTTGACCTTGGCCGCAGCTTGCTGAGCTTGCTGTGTGGTCTGAGGAGCAGTGGGAGCGGGCATGGTTTCTGCCACGTGACTGTGTAGAGCCTGTTCCATCATGACCAGCTTGAGATAGGCTGGATTGCGCTCACCCCAGTGGCGTGCAGTGGAGCTTTGGTGTTCGTCTAATAGACTACGCACACGTGACAGCATGGTCTGTGCTTGTCTGTGATTGAGACGCTCTAGCTTGAGGCCGGCGCCAAAATAACTTTCAAACACTTGGTCCAAATGCTTGATGGGTTTAGACACTGAGAATTCTTGCAGTTTCATTCTGGAAATCCTTTAATTCAATATATTTAGCCCGGTTAAGGCATTTTTCTAATTCGTTTTTCACGTAAGTCAAACAGTGTTTTTTGTGATCAAGTTTGGCTTGCAGTATTTCACAGAAGTCTACATTGCGACTGTGTTTGATGGTATCAACGGAATGCTGTACATCGTTAGAGAGATAGCTCAACTGTTGGTCCAAGCGCATGATGTCACGCGACAAATTGTAATATTTGTGACGCTCAGCTGAGCACCAGCCCAGGGCTGATCGCTGGCTGGTAAACTCGCCTTGTTTACGATCCCAGGTCCAAACAGCAAAACTGTGTTGTGCGGGTTTGATAACGTATTTGCCAAATGCCATCAAGGATCCATCTCGTTGGGGCACCAGCATTGAGTCAGCATGCTTGCGTATCTGTTGTTCAGTAAATGCAGCTAGCTTTTGTTTTGAGTTCATTTCAGCACGTATTGTTGTAGCAACCAAGCCACAGTGGCTGCTAAAAATCCTATGACGCCAATGCCCCAGCCAATGATCTGATCACTGCGCTTTTCGCTCATTTTGTTCACTAACTCATGAGTTTCAGTTGTGAGCGCCTTGACTTCAGTAACTTCTGACTCCACAGTGCTCAGCTTGAGCTCAAGGTGTCGATATCGTTCGGCACAGAGTTCCACGTGTGCTTCAAGGCTTTTCTTTTCAATGTCAGTAGTCTCGGCCATGTTGTTCTCCAGTTAGATATTTACCAATTCAAACCAAATATTGATTTGATCTCCTTGGGTCACAATTCGAGGCACAGTGCCCGGTGTTTCATCAAGTTCGATCATCATGGGCACACCATCACAGTCTTGTCGGAGTCCAGCCAAAGGATCGCTATTATTGCTAAGTCCGTACACAGCATCACTTTCAGTCACAAAACTGAATTCCCAGGTACCCGAATCACACACTGGATTAGTGAGCTCAAAAAGTTGTGCTCGTAATCCCAGCAGTTGCAACAGTGTTTCAAGATTTCGTTGCTGGTTTCTGCTGCGATTCCAGTCAGCAATGTTGCGCACCCATTGGCCAGCATGATCCTGAAACGGCATGGCTGACAGTTTAAAATGTCCTGTGACTCCGGTGCGAGTACAGTCAAACAAGGTGCGGCACAATATCTTCATTCTGTGCGTATTTAACGCACAAAGAAAAGCCCCGGAGGATTCCGGGGCTGTTCATGAACCAAGCGATTAAACGTTGGT